CTTGTCGTTCACATAGATGGCCTTATTCCTCTTTTCTCTGTTTTTCACTGAATCTTTAATATATTCTTTATTTTCCCAAAGTTTTTTGTGAACTTGGGTCTTATAAACTTTATATTTATAAATTTTCAGAGCGGCCTCTATATTTTTTTTATTTACCTCTACTATTATCATAAGTTGTATTTGTAACGATAAATACAAACGAATTTACGAAATTTTGACAATAACCCTTATTTTTATTATGTTTTTCAAAAAATAAACGTTTTTACATATGAAGGGATTTTATGAAGAAGGGAAAATCAATTAAGATTAATGGATTTAAAGATTTCAAAATAAATTATGGAACGGTAGATTTTAAATCTATGAAATCAATTTATTTGGTCATTCAGGCGTGGGTGGAACCAATAACGGATCTTGAATCGTGGTCATCGGTGGTCAATACATTAAGAAGGGACATAAAACACAAATTATTGGATTCAATAGATCTGAATATATTCAACGGAAGAACAATCGTTGATCTTGATCTCAGAACCTCAGGAATTCAGGAAGGGAAGAGGAGTTTTATGAATTTGGAAATCACATTATTCTTGGATGAATATATTGATTTCAAATCAGAACAATTAAAAAAATCATTAACAACAATCTGTAAATATATTACAAAAAATAGTTTTAAATCCAACAGGTATTTTTCATTTCATCTTTCAAAGATGGAAACACCCGTAAAATTGTTGGTGTAAATTATATTTATTTATATGATTGAAAAATTTATTGAGTTATCACAAGAAACCGATAAAAGTCTCGTAGAATTTATCGAGGCTTTTTTCGGTGGTAATATTGAAGTTTTTTATAAAAAAATTAAATCGAGTGGTGATTCAATTCCTACCTCTATTTTACTTGATCTATATCACCAATATCCAGCATCAACATTAAAATATGTTACATCTGTCGGTGATCAGGAACTTAATGAACTTATATTCGAAGTGTTGGATGATCATAGTAGGGGTTTATCAAAGGATGGTGATGAATATTTCTATCGTATTGATAAGTTAAGAGATTTTGAGATATTCTTTGATCGTGAGACAAAAGAAGATAGATGGTTAACACAAGGGTTTTGGGACATAGATTGTTATGATTATTGGAATGATGTAATATCTTCTGAAAACAAAAAAAATATTAAGAATTTTTCGGATTATGAAAAATCTATAATTTGTATATTCATAGAAACAGCAATTAAAATTTCAATAAAAGATAAAATAAATTCCAAAATATTTCAGACAATCAATGATTATTTGGGATACCCCGATGGATCGGGTGTTCGTGAAGATGGAAATGGATATATTTTAAATGTCACCAAAATGATTTCTCAATTGGCTGAGGACACAAAAGAGTTAATCGAAAATGGTGAAGTTGACAATTCAACACAGCTTGCTTGGGACAACGGAATGTTTTATTTAATACGTTTTACTGTCTCTATTGAGGTTGAATTCGGTTCATTAGTTGACGAAAACTCGATAAGAAAAGTCTCAAAAGACATTAATAATTATATTACAACATATTTATCTAGTAAAAAAAATGAAAGAACAACTAAGAGTACTTGAGGCTCACGAAACCGGTAAAGGTATTTTGGTGGAGCACGATGCGGGATATATCTCACCAAATCATCCTGAAAACGAAAAGGTTATCATGGAATCCAAGTCAATGAGAGATCATTCCAAACCATTTATATTCTATGCTGTTCTTCAAAAGTTTGATACTCCAAACAGAAACGGAAGATTATATCCCGAAAAAATATTAAAAAGAGAAGCCGAAAATTATAAGAGAATGATCCAAAAGGGAACTTCCCTTTCAGAGTTGAATCACCCCGAATCATCTATTGTAGATTTGGAAAGAGTTTCACACATTATTGATGATGTATGGTGGGACGGAAATACCTTGATGGGTAAACTCAGACTTCTAACCTCACCAGCGTTTCACGAAACAGGCATTGTTTCTACACCTGGTGATATTGCTGCAAACCTTATGAGACAAGGATGTACAATGGGTATATCTTCAAGAGGGGTGGGTACTCTAAAAAAGAAGGGAGAACAAAATGAAGTACAAGACGATTTTGAACTTATCTGTTTTGACTTAGTTAGTTCACCATCAACACCAGGAGCATATCTTTTTGACAAACCTGAAGATAAATTCAACTTTGAAGAAAACATAGAAGAAGAAAGAAATTTAAGAAAACCTGAATCTGAAAAAGGATTGGGTAAGTCTCTTGATTTAATGAACAAACTTTCCGATTTTTTGGGAAGATAAATAATTAATTATGGACGAAAAATATTTCATTGCAAAAATCCAATTTGAAACAGTAGATATTCAAACTGGTAAAACCAAAAAAACAAGAGAAGAGAAATTGGTGAGGGGTTTTAGTGTAACCGATGTTGAAGCAAAAGTTACAAAGATTTTTGAAAGGTACACTGAAGATTGGAGAATCACAAGTGTAATAGAAAGTAAAATCAACGAAGTAATTGAAAAATAAAAGAGGGGTCATTTGACCCCTTTTTTTATTTAATTTCATTAATATACAAAAAAAGTTAGATTTTTCCATAGAAGGGTATATTTATTTAGAAAAATAAATCTACTTAAATAGAAAATGAGCAAAAAAGAAATTCTATTAGACGATACACTCTTACAGTTGAAGAACTTAGAAGAGTCTATTGCAAAAAACACAAAAGGAATACTTGCTTCAGTAATGAAGGAAGAAATCAAGTCTTTAGTAAAAGAATCTTTAGGTGGTGACACTGAAGAGGTTAAAGAACAGGAAGAGGAAGATGAACTCGATCTTGAACTCGACACCGAGATGGGTGATGAGGGAGAAGAAGAGGAAGTTGAACTCGACCTTGATGATGAAGAGGAAATGGACGTTGACCTTCCTGATGAATTCGGAGACGAGGAATTGGAATCTATGGATGACGAAGAACTCGAAATGGATTTTGAAGACGAAATGGAAGACGAAGATTTAATCGACATCACAAACATGAGTGATGAAGAACTCGTAAAAGTTTTCAAATTGATGGGTGACCAAGATGGAGTTATCGTTCAAAAAGAGGATGACGAAATTCACTTAAAAGATGAAAACGCAGATGTAGAATATGAAATTCAATTGGAAGGTGAAGATCACGAATTGGAGGAAATGATGGACATGGATGAAATGGAAGATTCTGAAGAAGAATTAGAAGTTTCTGAGATGGAACACATGGACGAAGAAGAAGTGATGTATGAAATTGAATTTGACGAAGAAGAAGACGAAGAAGAGGAAGAAGTTGAGTTAGAAGAAACATACGAAGAGGCTCACGAAGGTGAGGCACACAAAGAAGAAGCCAAGGAAGCGGCTAGAACCTTGGGTAATGGAAGAGCTTTTGGAAGAAGAGGTTTACCAAAACCAAAAGCAGCACCTCGTCATTTAAAGGTAGAATCTTATGAAAAACAAATAAGTCAACTCAAAGAAAAGAATGAAGAGTATAAAAAGGCTCTTGATCTTTTCAGAACTAAATTGAACGAGGTTGCGATTTTCAACTCAAATTTAGCTTACGCTACCAGATTGTTCACTGAACATTCTACAACCAAACAGGAGAAAATCAATATTCTTAAAAGATTTGACAACGTAGAGACATTAAAAGAATCAAAAAATCTCTATAAGTCAATCAAGAATGAATTGGTTTCCTCAACAAATGTTGTAACCGAGTCTGTGGTTAACAAAGTTCAAAAAACACCACAAAAAGGTTCAACAAACTTAGTTGAATCTAAAACATACGAGAACGCTCAGTTCTTGAGAATGAAAGATTTAATGAACAAAATAAACAAATAAACTAAACAAAAAAAAATTAATATGGGAGCATTATTAGAAAGTGGTTTAGTTGGTAACATCGGTCTTAAGCACCTTAAAGTTATCAAAGAAGACACTATAAACAAATGGGACAAACTTGGTTTCTTGGAAGGATTGGGTGGACACTTAAAAGAAAACATGGCTCAACTTTATGAGAACCAAGCATCACACTTAATCAACGAAGCTGCTTCAACAGATTCTTCAGGTTCATTTGAAACTGTTGTATTCCCTATCATTAGAAGAGTTTTCTCAAAACTTTTGGCTAATGATATTGTTTCCGTTCAAGCAATGAACTTACCAATCGGTAAGCTTTTCTACTTTGTACCTAAGATTCAGGGTTATACAGGTTCAAGCGGATATCACTATCCACCAGTTGGTTCACCACAAGCTGTTCAGTCAGGATTGGATAACCCAAATCAGGGATATTCTACAGGTAAAAACCTTTATGATAGATTCTACGAAGGTAACGAAGCAACACTTGATCCTCCTGGTTTGTTCGATTACTCAAAAGGAGCTTACACCTCATTTACATCAACTGCTGTTGGTACACAGGCTTGGAGTAATGGTGAGTTAGTTTCATCGGGTTATGGAGCGGGTGAATACAGAAAAGTAATCATTGCACTTTCAGGTTTCTCAAACGGTGGTTTCGGTAAACTTTTAGGTCCTGACGGTAACTTAGTGGATAATGAGTCGTTCTTGGCTGACCTCAGAGTTAACGCTGTAACAACCATAGGTGGTGCGTTCTCAGGTGCTGGTTCAGGCGACTTGCTATTTAGAGTTGTAACTCAGAAGTATGGTAAGGGTATCGTTCAATACGGTTCACAAACTTCAACAACTTTCGGAGCTACTAATACAGCGAACGGTGGTGCATATGATGACATCTGTAGTGCTGACGGTAAGATTTACTTGGAAGTTGACCTTCAGGTTCCTTGTTCATTCGGAGCAAATTCACTCGATGGGTACTCAGGTTTAACCACAACTTTCGCTGGTTCCGCAGCAGCAGGAACACAATTCAAATGTATATACAGAATCTACGAAGATCTTGAATTTGAAGATCAAATCGGTGAAGTTTCATTTGACCTCGAGTCAGTTACAGTTTCTGTTGCTGAAAGAAAGTTAAGAGCTCAATGGTCACCTGAACTTGCTCAGGACGTTGCGGCATTCCACAACATCGATGCTGAAGCTGAATTGACAGCGTTGTTGTCAGAACAGGTTGCAGCGGAAATCGATAGAGAAATCTTGAGAGATTTGAGAAAAGGTGCGGCATGGCAGTTAAGATGGGACTACAACGGTTGGAAGAGAGGTACTTCATCTAACCCATTGACCCAGTATACACAGAAGGATTGGAACCAAACATTGATCACTGCGATCAACCAACTTTCTGCACAAATCCACAAATCAACATTGAGAGGTGGTGCTAACTGGATCGTTGTTTCATCTGAAATCTCAGCTATTTTTGATGACTTGGAATACTTCCACGTTTCAAACGCAGCTCCTGAACAGGATCAATACAACATGGGTATTGAAAGAGTTGGTACATTATCTGGTAGATACCAGGTTTACCGTGACCCATACTTCCCACCAAACCAAATCTTGATTGGTCACAAGGGAACGTCATTGCTTGACACAGGTTACGTTTACGCACCATACGTACCTCTCCAGTTGACACCAACAATGTATAACCCATTCAACTTCACCCCAATCAAGGGTATCATGACCAGATACGCTAAGAAGATGGTGAACAACAGATTCTACGGTAGAATCACAGTTGATGGTGTTAGAACATTTGACCTCAACGAATTGAGATAATCAATTTAGAACACAAAGAAAAAGGGAACTTTAGTTCCCTTTTTTTATTCCTCGGAATTTCTGATTTTTCTTATAGATTTACTTATAATTTCCGCCTCTTCTAAACTTAGAATACCCTTCCCTTGTGCGTATTCACAGCACCACATCAAGCAGAACATGGATTGTTCTACTGTAAGATTATCTATAAATTTGTTCAAATCATCAACTGTGTAATAATTCAGAGTATTGAATAAAATACCAAGTGGTTTTTGTTCTTCTTGATTTTCCATAGGTAAAAAATACAATTTTTCGTTATATTTATCAATAAAAAAGATGTCTCAGTTAAAAGAAGATTTAGCGGTTTGGTTTGGTAAAAAGAAAAAATCTAAAGGATCAAAACAACCACAAGGGCCGTGGGTAAATATATGTAAAAAAAAGGAAGGTGGTGGTCACCCCCCCTGTGGAAGAGATGAGGGTGAAACAAAAGGTTATCCTGTATGTAGGGCTAGATCTGTGGCTTCCAAAATGACTGAAGAGGAGAAAAAATCTGCTTGTGCAAGAAAAAGAGCAAAAGAAAAGAAAGATCCTCAATCAGGGAAGGGGCAAAAACCAACAAGAATTCAAATAAAAGGATACAAAAAAGAATCAGTTATGAATAAAAAGCCAATTTTTGAGTGGAAAACTCTCAACGAAAATAAGATTGTTTTGAGTGAAGAAATGAAATATCATATAGATAATAATATTTTAATTCACGAAAATGTTTTTAGGATGGGATCTGACAAATATTTCTCTTTATTTAGAGAAGCGAGAAGTTTAGGTTATGAAAACTTTACCAATCAAGTGGATAGATGGTTAATTAAAAATACTGATATTGGTTTGTTTGAACTTTATGAAGGGGAATTGGTACCTTTGGATGTTCCGATGTTGTATGAAGCTGATTATCAGGGAAAAAAGGTTCAATTAAACAAACCTATGAGAGGGGGTAGTGGTGGAAAAAAGTTCAAGGTTTATGTAAAAGATCCAAAGACGGGTAATGTAAAAAAGGTTTCCTTTGGTGCTGCGGGAGGTGGTGGATCTTTGGCTGTTAAATTAAAAGATCCTGCGGCTAAGAGATCATTTGCTGCAAGACACAAATGTCATACAACCAAAGACAAAACAACTGCGTCTTATTGGGCATGTCGTTTACCAAGATACGCTAAGTCTTTAGGATTAAGTGGTGGTGGAACATGGTGGTAAATCCTTATCAGGAAGAAGTAAATGACCGTGTAATCACCCGTGTTTTCAACGAAAATGTTGAGAGTGATGAACTGGTATGGCATCGTGATAGAAACGACCGTATTGTGGAGATATTAGAGTCTGACGGATG